GCAGCCTGCGGCGAACGTGATGACGAGGAGCCCGAGGAGCCAGAGCGTGTATGCGTATGTGGGGAGCGTCATTTCCGACCTCTGATGTAATAGATCGCGCCGAAGATGGCCGCAGCAATGACGGCGATGGAGAGGTACTGAAGCGTCTGGTAGACGGGGTGCTCGTCATCCGAGACGTAGGCCACCTGCTGGTGCACCTCGGCCGCGGCGATCTCGATGGCCTCAAGGTCCGCCTGGGCGGCGTCGAGGTGCCGCTTCGCGCTACCGGCGCGGCCGCGCACGGTGTTCGTCTCTTGCGCGATGATCGCCGTAGCCGACGCGCAGCCGGTGAGCGGGAGGATGACCGCGGCGGCCTTCACGCGAACACCCGGTACGGGATGGTCGGCTCGGGCGTGAACGTCGGCAGCGCCTCGATCTGCTCGGGCGTGAGCTCGAACGTGACGCGGATGTTGGCGTGGTACCGGGTGTCATCCTTGATCGGCCCGATGCGGTCCACATAGCAGCCTGGAATGGGCAATAGTTTGAGTTCGCCGCCGCCAATGTCCTGCTCAACGAGCAGTCCTGCGGCTTCCAGCGCATCGTCCATCTGCGCCTCGGTGTCGGTGCGGAGCATGTAGTCGGTCATAGGGTTGTCATCGCGTTGAGTTGTGCGGCAGTCATCGCGGTCGGGAAGAACTTGATCCGGCGAATGGCGACTTCGGCGTAATTCTGCGTCGGCACCGTGCCGTTTGCTGAACCACGCGCACCAACGCAGAACAGATCCGACGAGAACGGCAGCGCGACATTCGGAGTCGTGTTGAGTGCGCTGTTTGCTCCGTTGATGGACACAAGCGAATCCGCCACGGTCGGCGTTCCGGTTCGCGGCGAGAAAGCGACTGCTGCCTTGATGAGGAACGGGCTGCTCAACGTGGAATAGTTGGTCACATATTCGCTCGCGCCCCAGTTCAGCGAAAGCCAGTTGTTGCCAACCGCCTGATACAGGATGAAATCCTGTCCGCTGTTTGCCCGTGTACCAATGATCGCGGCAGCAAATGTCGTTCCCGCGGTGCGCTTGAATGCCTCAACGTAGAACGTTCCTTGCGTTGCAGTCTTGAACCACGACAAGTTCCCGCTGGTCGTTGTGTCGTGGATTGAGCAGTTGTCCGCATTCCTCGTCGCCTGACTCGCGCCCGTGGGGATGTACGAGGAGGCACCGGAGCCTGTTTCCAGTTGTGCGCCCCACATTTCGATGGCGTCGCCGCTCGTCACGATGCGAATGCCGACGCGATGATCGACCGTATGCGTGAACGTGTAGCGAGTCCATGTCGCCGTGATGGCTTGTGTGGTCCAGTTCGTGCCGTTGTTCTGCGTGTACTGGATGTTCCCGGTGCCAGTCACGCGGCGCAACCACACGCTAAATGTTCGCTCTGCCGATGTTCCAATGGCCGCGCTGCTGATGACGGTCGCATTTCCTGCGGATGCCGTGAAACGGATGGCCGTCGTACCGTTCGCCGGATCGGCCTGCCCTGTGGTGCGCGTGATGCTGGTATCGGCCCAGTTGTTGTTCGTTCCGCCGCTGGTGGCGAACGACTCGCTCCAGTTCAAAAGGTTCGTCGCCGTCCCCTCCACCAGCAGCCCTCGCGGTGCCAGCGTGGTCGGGTCGTGGTCGAAGCGGGCGACGTTGTTGCTCATCGTCTCCACGAAGCCGCTGGCGTTGATCCGCGTGCCGGTGCTGCCCCGCGTGAACGTCAGCCCGCGAGCCGTGAGGTCGGCCGTCGCGGTCATCGTGGTGAAGTCGAGGTTGAGCGTCGATCCGTCGCCGAGCATGGCGCGGCGCATCATTGAGCCCATCATGGGATGTCCACTCCTGCGGTCCGGAAGGTGAATTCGGTCACGTTGAGATTCTCGGTGCTCGCGTTGTCATCGAGGAACACGGTGAACGTGCCCCAGGCGTTGTTCGGCCAAGTGGCCGTGGTGGCGCTCGACGTCGTGATCGTGCCGTGGCCGTTGGCTGCGTTCACGAATGTGCCGTTGATCGTGCCCGTCGCCGTGCCGATGGTCCACTTGCCCTTCAGCGTGTAGCCGGTGCAGTTGAACGTCCCGCCCGTGTCGAGGTTGCGGACGTACACCGTCAGGAAGTGCAGCTCGCCCGGCCATATGACCAGGTTGACGATGGGAGTTTGGATCGTGACGTTCGGCATTATTCACCTTCCTCTTCGGTGCATCGGACCGGGTTCGGACGGTCGAAATACGGCCACGCGGTCCCGTCCAGGGCGTACACGACGTAGACATTCACCACGGCCGCGAGCGAGGTCGTAGGCCACGCAGAACCGCTCCACACGCTGCCGACGGGCCCAATGGTGCTCGCCGGGGTCGTGATGTCCATGCCGTCTACGACGGTGGCCGTGTTGAAATACTCCCGCAGATTCAGGACCTCGAGGTAGTCGAAGCTCGAGCAGTTCGGCGCGGCAATTCCGCCGCCGGCAAGCGATGGCGGGTAGAACGCCTCGACCCGGTATTTCCATCGGTTTGCCGTGATGAGCGTGGCCTGCGACAGACTGCACAGCCCGAGCTTGGCGACGTTGCCGCCGACCACCAGCTGCCGGGCCCTGGCGAGCCCCTGCTGCGACGCCGACACCGTCCTCGAGGCGTCGGCCATGCCCTGCATGACGTGCCGATTCGCGCCCGCGTAGAGCCCCTTCGTGAAGATGGGCACTTGGTAGGCCATCAGGGAATCGCGGTCGGTACGGGTGCGGTCAGTTCCGCCAGCTGCGCGGCGGTGACGAGCGAGCTGAACGCTGCCGTCGAGGTGTACTTCTGGTACCAGAAGATTTCGTCGGCCTGGAGCACTTGGAAGGAGCCGTAAGTCGCGCCAGGCACCAGCACCGGCTGCCCGGTTGGGTTCGGTGCCGGGATCTGCTCGAGGTGGTACCACTCGTCGTGCAGGAAGGTATGGGTGATGCGGTAGTAGTTGTCGATCGGCGCAGCTTGGAAGCCGCGGTACAGGAGCGAGCCCTGCGGGTAGCCGATGAACGTGGCGTTGTTCCGCTTGCCGACGGTGCTGCTGTACGTCGAGTAGGCGGGCTCGGCCGCCGGTGTCCCGCTCGGGAGGGTGCGATCCCACCACACTTCGAGCGAGACAAGGGTCTGCGGGACCTCGTACTCGCGAGGGTTGCCGTTCAGATCGACCGCCGTGCCGGCGATGTCGGTGTAGCCCGACGGCGTTCCGTTCGATGGCAGCGTCGCGCCCGATCGGTAGAGCGCAGCCTGGCGGATGCTCGTCGAACGGGTCACGATGCAGAATTGGCCGGCCCCGTCCTGCAATGGGCCGCGGGTCGAATAGCGAATGGTCACACGCCAGGCGTACGTCCGCTCCATAAGCGGCGTGACGGTGACCTCGCGGCTGATTAGCGTCTTGTGGTAGCCGTCACTTTCATGGATGAATGAATTTGGCCGCTGCCTTGGCTTGGGTACAGCCGCCAGCATGGCGACGTTGCCAGGGTATGGATCCAACGCGCTCGAAGGCGACCAAGTGACCGTATAGACGGCCGTCAGGGAACACTCGTTCGGGAACGCCTCCAGCTGGTAGCTGCGGCTTTCCTTGAACTCTTCGACGGTGAACGTGCCCATTAGTTCTCCCTCGCCATCTTCTCAATGCCGCGGGCCGTCTTCTCGGCATAGGACATGCCCCTGGCCGATCCCATGCCGCCGGCGAGCCCCTGCCCGCTCAGGAAGTCCGATCCGAGCGGGTTGAAGAACCGTGCGATCGGATTAGCCACAGGGTTCGCAATCGGCCCGCCTCCCAGGACTCGGCCCGGATACTCGCGCAGCCGGTCGGCCATTTCGGTGAAGAAGCTCTTGAAGTCCTCGGCTGCGGCCTGCGAGCCGGCCGGCGCAGCCATAAGCCGCTGTGTTTCCGACGAGATCGCCCGCTGCTTGACCTGTTCAACGGCCTGCATTTCCGACGCCATCACAGGACCGAGCGCCATGCTTTGGCGCATCTTGGCGAGCTCGGTCTGCATTTGCGCGGCTCGAGCCTGCGGCGAGAACCGGGACGCGATTTCCTGTATCTCGAGGTTGCGTCGGTCGATCTGCTCGAGGACGTTCCGCATCATGGCGAGCGCCGACGAAACGCCCTGGATTCCCGTCGCGATCGCCGTCGCGGCCGTTGCCTTGTTGATCTTTCCGAGCTGGCGGTTCACGTCGTTGACGCCGCGCACGACGCCCGACGGGTCCACCTCGGCCCGGATGACGGCTTTCATCTCCTTAGCCATTGAGCGACCTCCCGAGCTCCTGGATGCCGCTTCGGACCCATGGGAGCAGTTCGTGGGCAGGCTTGCGCGTCATGGTGCAGGCGATGCAGGAAAGCAGCCACTCGCAACGCTCGAGCGTGGTGAACTCGGTCGCGGCAATGTTGCCGGGCATCGTCATTCGGGTGGCCTCGTCTCCGTTGCGCCAGCGCCGCCGTTCGGCGGCGGAGTAGGGCGCTTCTTCGTGACCTCCGAAAGCAGCCAGTCGGACAGTTCCGCCCGCAGCCGGCCGAGGTCGGTAGCGTCAGCCACGAACGCCGATCCGTCTTCGCATTGAAGGTTTGAAGCGAACCACCACCGATCCGCGCCTGCCCGGAGGTAGTCCTCCATGGTGGCCTCGCGGACAAGCACGACGCCGAGCTCGGGATGCTCGACGCGCCGCGTCTTGGCAAAGAGATGAGTCAGGTCCCGCGGCATCAGGCTTCGTCCAGGGACAGCGACCAGATGCCGGGCCCGGTGCCATCGTCGGTGCGCGAGGCGCTGGTGATGTGCCCTGTGATCGTGTATGCGATCGACCCTTGGTCGGTGTAGGTCAACACGACGCTTCGGTTGACAGCATCTGCCAGCGTGGTCGGGTAGATGTGCGTCCGGAGGCTGTTGTCAGTCGTGCTGTCCTGGGCGAGCATCTCAAACGTCGCCGTCCTGCGGATGCGACCGGGCGCACGCTTCTCGCGGAAGTCGCTGAGCTGGGTCACGTCGAGCGATGCGCGCTCGAACGACACCGAGACATTCCGCACCGGGAACGTAGATGCGCCACCGGCGTTGAAATTGAGCGTCCCGGTTCCGCCGAATCCAATGATCGTTGCCATGGTTTAGCCTTCCCTCACTTGCATGGTGAGCGAAATGGTGATAGTCCTTTCGGCGTCCTGCTGCCCATCGTCGGGCGACTCGGCACCGGTTGCAAAGCTGATCGTTTCGACGCCGATGCGGCATGAGCTCGACGGCGTGGTCGGCGTGAAATTGGGGTTCGCGCTGAAATACGCGCCGATGGAATCTGCGATGTTTGCGATCTCGAGCAGATTGTCGCCGATGACCGTGATGGTGGCCTCGATGGCCCAATGCCCCGAGAACGTGCCTGGATGGTGCTGCACGGGCGTACAGATGCAGTCGTACACGGCGACAGGCGTCGGCGTTCCAGCCACGCGCATGGACGCATTGAGCGGCGGGACAGGAGCCGCCGATGCGCAAGCGGCGCTGGCGTAGTCCACGAACGACGTGAGCGCGTCGTAGTAGCTCATGCCAGCGCCTTTCGAGCTTCGACAATGATCTGCTCGGCAACGGCCTCGAACATGGCCTGCGCGGAACGGCGAGCCCACCGAAGCGAGCGATACGAGCCCGGAACGCGCTTGCCGCTGGCTTTGTGCCGGAAACCGCCCTCGAGCAGATGCCAAATCTTCTGCCGATGGCGGGCCCGCTTGGCCGCGTAATCGACGCCAATTTCGAACATGAGCCGAGCGCCAGGCCCAGCGCCCATGCGCCTCGGACCGTCAAGCTTGACGGCCGAAGCGATGGCGCGACGGTGGATGCCGGTTCCGTCGTAGTTGGCCGTGCGCCACACGGTCGCGAGGGTCTTGACGTACGGCTTCGTCGCCGTCCGGATGGCCCGCCGGCGCACGTTCTCGGCGACGCGGGCAGGAAGGCGCTCGAGCAGCCTGGCGGCCTCGACCTTGTTGACCGTCACCTTCACCTTGGTGCCGAGGCGGGCCCCGGCGGATGGGCCGCGGATCATGGCAGCACCTCGGTGGCTTCGATCTCGAGGCGGCGCTGGCGGCCGTCGCGGTCCCAACAGCCTCGAAGGTTGAAGTAGCGCGTCGTGCCGCGGTCTACCCACTTCAGCCGGCTGCGGGTCGTGACGTCAGGATGCCAGGAGGCGAGGATGCGCCAGTCGGTGCGGATGGCGGGCCCGCCGTCATCGACCACGTCGTTCGTCTGCATCTGCTCGGCGTGGCAGGAAATGACGGCGATGTCCGTCCAAGTCTCCGCTGCCTGGCCGAGAGAATCCGTCGTGACGCTGCGATTCTGCACCGTCATGGCGTAGCGCAGCATTCCAGAAGGAACATGCGCCATCAGCCGATCCCCTTGCCCATCATGGCGGAAATGCGGTCCCAGTAGTCACTCGACAGGGTTACCGTATCGTCGCCGCGGCTCGCAACGTGTTGCGTTACGCGCTGTAACAGCGCCATTTCGAGGAGCGGGTTCAGCGTGTTCGAGCCGCAGCTTACGGTGAGGATGAGCGGGTACGAGAGGTCGTCCTCGTCCAGGCTCGCGTACTGGAGCCCGTTGATGGTGACCAGCGTCAGGTTGATCGTGGCCGAATTGTCATCGACGCACGTCGCAGCCGTCGCCGGCTGCCGGGAGAGAAGTACAAGCTTCTCCGTGTTCGTTGGCTCCACGCCGACGTACTGCGTCCGGCTGACCGGATCGACCACCCAGCCGGTGCGCTCCTCAAGCTCGCGCACCGCCGCCTCCCAGGCGATGCCGATGGCGGGATCGTCCTCGGTGTGAGGGATGCGAGCCCAGGCGCGGAACTTGGCAAGGTCCAGGGGCATCGTGCTCCTTCAAGCAGGGGCGTCGGGGGTGCAGCCCGACGCCCCTGCCGATGGGAGGAGAAGAACCGTCAGGCGTTGGTGATCTGGAGCTGCACGAGCGACTTGACGCGGGTGAAGGCCGAGTTCGCGAACGCCATGCCCTGGAAGATCACGCGGGCCGAGCTGGCGGCGGTGATCTCGTCGCGGATCATGCCGATACCGCCCCACTCGCGCACGGAGAATCCGTCGCGGATGTTGCCGAGGACCGCGATCGTGTTCTTGCCGGTGGTTCCCGTCGCGACGTGCGCCGGGAGGTACTCGGTGACGTAGACCGGGAGGCCCATGAGCGTGAACGGAGCCGCGCCGACGAGCGCCGCGTCAGCCGACGGCACGAAGATCGGAACGCCGTTCACCACGATGCCCGCGATTGACGCATACACGTCCTGCGGGAGAATCCACGCCGCCGAGCCCCAGTACGCAGCCGGGAGCTTCTCGTAGCGCATCTTCGACAGGTTTGCGACCGTAGCCTTCGCAACCGCAAGGGCTCGGGTCGTTCCGGTCGACGTGTCCGACACGATGTTCACGTTTGCGTTCACGGTGAAGATGCCCGTGGGCGAGTTCGTGCCGGTGCCGCCGACGTAGCCCCATTCGAGGTTCTTCGAGAGCTGGCGCTGGAGCGTGTCCATCACCTCGGCCTCGATGTCGAAATTGGCCTGCCGGATCAGCTGCTGGCTGACCTGCGTGAACGGGATGCACGGAACGGGCGCGATCGGCACCTCGGTAAAACCGGGGTCGATCGAGGTCCGCGCCGTGCTGCCCGTGTCAGGCTGCGTCCACGCCGAGGTATAGCCAGCCGTCTCGAGGTTGTTGTAGCGCAGCGTCGGGTAGCCCTGGACGCCGGTGCGGATGTCCGCGAGGTTGCGGACCACCGTGTTCGCGTCGAGGTACTTCAGGATGCCGTCCTCGTACAGCTTCGGGATCAGGATGCTGCTCGAAGCGGTCGAGATGATTTCGCGCTGTTCCGGCGCACGGCCGCCCTTCAGGTAGCCGAGGAACTGCTCGCGGTACTCGGTCGAGGAACGCCAGTCCTCGGCCTTCTCGCGGTTTTCCTTGCCGACCTTGGCGAGCACGGTGTGGCTCGCGAACTTCTCGCGCAGCTCGGCCGCGGACCGCTTCTGGTTCAGGTCCTTCAGCTCGTCCAT